TTCTAAGACTCCCTATTAATTCGTATTGCTTAGTTTCTTCATTGAATATTTCATATCTAACAATTCCTCTTTGAACATAAAAAGGATTGTTTAATAAAGTATTATCAACAATATCAACTGTATAACTACAAGTTCTTTGAGTCGTACTAAGAATATTAGGTCTTACAGCTTCTAAATAATTAGTTTTAGTTTCAGTAAAACTGTTTACAGTATCAATTAACTGACCGTTAATAAATCTTTTTTCAGTTCCGTTAAATGTAACAGTATTAATTGTATAAGGATATACAGCTAATACAGTTCCTTCCATTTTAATATCAGAACTAAACCAATCTAAATTATTTGGTAAAGCTGTGCTTGTACTATTTACATACGCATACTTATAACTAATATTAGAACTATTAAACTTAATTGTAAACAACTGATTAACCTCTGTTGTAATATAATCTATGTTAGTGTTATAGTCGTTATGAATTAACAACTTATTTGTATTACTTGTTGTAGATTCTATATAAGGAGTTGGAGATTTGTAGAAATAACTTCTAAATTCAAAAGCATCTCCAATAGCTTGAAATATTACAGGAGAAGTACCACCACAATTAGGAATTAATCTTATTTCGTATATAGCTCTGTATAAACAATTAGTTTCAGGTAAATTACCTACTGTTGCTTGACTATCTATACCAAATGAAGTTATAATATCAGGAAATACATCATTTACTGCTGGTGCAAAGTTTCCGTTTACATCTGCTTTTTGAATTAAGATTCTACCTCTATTCAAATTAGGATTTTGCATCCAAGCAGTATTAGTAGTTACTATGTTGTGAAAATGTGAATAAACATCTTTTCTTGTAACATCAATGAATATAACATTACTGCTATTTTCAACTCTTTGATAAACTACTTTTGGTGATATAACTTCATAGTTATATAATTGACTATCTGTTACAGCATCACAACTTCTTGTAGCTATTGCAGTATAAGTAGTAGCATTTATATCATTACTTGCGTTAATTACTAAATTAGCTGGTTGTGTAACTGTACCTGTAAAAAACTGTATGGGGTCATAATTAGGATTTGGTATTGTATTAGTCGGAGGGTCTAACCATTGTACTGGGTCATAGTTTGGATTAGGACATTGATTTGACAAATCACTATTAAAACTAATAGTTCTGTTAAATCCTTTTGCTACTGTAATCCAATTTCCACTAATAAACAATCTCAAATCATTTGGAGTTGTTACTGTTATCATTGTCTATAATTTTTCTATAATCTCTTAAATGTAAACAAGTTAATTGTTCTTCTGTCTTATAACCAGATTTAAACCAATTAACGTAAGTATTTATATTCTCTTGACTACCAAGTAATTCAAGAATAATAGGATATTTGTCTAATCTATTCTCTTTAATTCTCATCACAACAGATTTATTCCAATCATCTAACCTAAATGGTATTCTTATAGCATCTGATTTAGGTCTTTGTTCTTTTAACTGTTGTAACTTTAAATCTCTGATTTGCTTCTCAGCTCTTCTTTTATCCTGATACCTCTTAGGTATTACTATTCCTTCTACTACTTTCTTTTTTCTCATCTGTTACAATTTTGGTAATTTAATATTAACGGGTTCGTCATTCTTATCATTACTATCACTTAATTGTAGAATTTCAGTGTTTAACTGCTTATTAGCAATATCTTTTTCAGTTTGTAATCTTTCTTCCTCTAACTTAAATTCTCTTTCTTTAACAGTCTTATCAAATTCAAACTTTTGTTTATCCAATTCAATCTTAGCTTTTGTTTCTTGTGCTTTTAATTCATCAAACTGTTTTAACTTAGATTCGTATTCTTTTAATTGTTGTTGAGCTTGTTCAAATTGTTGTTGTAGTTGTTTTACTTGGTCTTCTTTTGCTTTTTCTATTTTATTTATAGTTGTTTCTTTTACATCAGTTAAAGACTGATTCATAATCAATTCTATTGCTGTTTCAGCAGGTATCATTTGAGCTTTAATAAATTCCATTGCCATTGCTTTTATTTCAGTTAGCATCTTAGTTTCATTAATTCCTTCTGTAACCATTACATTGTAATCAGCTAACATAGAATCTTCTGCAATATTGAATATTTTTTGCTTATTACCTAATATATAGCTTCCTCGTTTACCTTCTTGAAAACAAATCTTACTTACATTCAATAAATCAGTTAATAGTTGCCTAACACATTGTATATGAGTAAAATACAAAGGAAGAGTAACAACAGTAGATTTAATACTGGACATTTGAACATTACCAACAGCTTGTCTTTCTTCTATTACACCAAGCATTTCTTTTGGTACTCCAATAAACTTAGAGGCTAAATCTTCAAACATTTCTAATACTAAGTTGTAACCTTGAATAGTTTGAACATCTAAATTTAAATTAGAAGATTGACCGTAATTGTTAAAATCAACTGCACCTTCTTGACTTAACGATATAATATCTATACCATTCTTTTTGTAACCAATGTGTTTAATAATCCTTTCTTCTGGTGTACTACCGTAATGTTGTGGTATGTGTTCTAATACAATTCTATCAGATTTAACTCCTGAATGTGCAACAGTATTCTCTCTAAGAAATGTTACAATATCGTACCTGTCTTGTAATTGCTTAGTTTTAAGAATCAAAGAATAAGGTTTACCGTAATCGTCTAATGAAACACCGTTAAAACTCAAATTACATTCGTAAGGTTTATCAATACTTCTTGGTACGTGTTGTACTTTACCTAATTCGCAATAAATGTCATAACCAATTCTAACCCCTCTATACAAATCTTGTCTGTATCTTTTAATAGAACCATTGGAAGAAAAGTTATTAGTAACTTGATATAAGTTGTTTACTTCTTCTCTGTCTTCAACTTCTATCTCTGTTAATCCAATCCACTCAACTTCAAATACTCTTAGAACATTGTAAGGTAAATATCCGTCATAAGGATATGATTGTTCGTAATGGTCTCTATAATCTAAATGACCTCTTGAATCCATACGAGTCATAGAAGTTATCCTATAACCTTCTGCAATCTTTTCTATGTCTTCTTCTGTCATATAGTGTCCGTATCTATTTAAGATTTCTTGCCTTGTCATGTGTCTTGTTCTAAGAACTCTATCAGTTTTATTCATAAAGAACTCATTAGAGTTTCTATGGTAATAGATTTCTCTCGAATCTATTATTTCTATGTCAGGTTCTACTCCTATTTCTCTAATAGTTATTTTGTAATGACAACTTCCACTAATGATTAGATTTTCTAATAATCTTTTTAGTTTAATAATCAGATTTCCGTTTTTATAGTATTCTAAAATATGTTGAGCTGCTATTTCAAAAGAAGATTTCCATTTAGTATCAATGTATTCGTACAAATCACTAATAGTTTTATCAAAATCAGTTTTAGAATAAGCATCTTTATTAGCCTCACCTAATCTTTCTAATAATTCTTTATTGTGTTTGTTTAATTCATCAACAGCTCTTTTAAGTATTTCATTCTTCTTCTCATTTTCAATAGTTTCTAAACTGACATTATCAGTACAAGTAATTTTATAATCAAAAGGTCTTTCTAAAAAACTACCGATTAAATAATTAATTCTTGTTCTAATAAAAGGTACAAAAGGCATTTCAATAGGAGTACCAACCCCATAATTGTCTCTTAATGCTTGATAATCGTCCTCATCTCTTTGGCACTGAAAATAATTGTAAGCTGTTTGCAAATCGTCTCTAATTCCTGTAAATAATACAGCAATAGTGTAATTAACATTACTTATCAAATATTCCTCATCAAGTTTCTCGTGTTCTGGTATAATCCGATTTACCATCATCGGGTCATAACCTAATCTTCCTACTATCATCTATAAACTATTTCATTTTTAACTTTGTCTATATAAGCTATTTCACGTTCTTGACCAAATATAGGTTGTATATTCATGCCAGTCTCAGGTTTAACACCAAACTTCTGTATTCTTTTACCATTAACCCATTCGTAATAATAGCCAATATTATTTATTTTTTCAACTTTTTCTGACCTTGCATTAATAAAATTATTAGTCAATTGTTCATCGTGCATCTCACAACCACCCATTGCAGCTATTAAGTCAAATTTACCTTTATCTTCAATTGTATAATCAATTAGCTGCTCACACAATTCTACAAACATTATATTATAAGCATAACTTCTTAAATAGTCTTTAATAACTCCTATGTAGTGTTTAATAGTCTTTTCATCAGCTTTATATCCAATTGTAGAATCAGATTCAGTAAAACTTGCAGTAGCTATGTCTGGTCTTTTACAAAACCTCCAATCTTGTTTATGACGTTTAAAATAAGATACAATCCTTGTTCTTGTATATTCAAGCATTATATTACAATCATAATACATTGCTAATAACATAACTTGTTCGTAATCATCTTCTACATCATCAGCTCTATTTAAATACATTGCCACATAAGAATTGTTACAAGCATCAGAAGTAGAAGCATCTGGATTAATTCTTTGTTTAACTAATGCGGCTAACTTACTTCTTCCTTTACCAGTCTTATCGGCAGAATCATCGTTACCCATATCTATTGAATCCACTCCCATACAATATAAGTTTTTATATTTCTTTGGATGACTGTATATCTTTATTCTTCCGTGAGGGTTGTGTACAAACTCAACTTTTTGTTGTTTAGTATCAGGGTCAGTTTTTAATCTTAAATCTCCTATTTCAATATCAGGAACTAACATCTTAGTTTGTAGTTTTACAGTTTGTTCAGCTAAATCCAAAGAAGTAAAGATTTTTGAGTTCTTTTTCATAAAGACTTCTTCTGGTGTTAAAGGATATTGTTGTATAAACTTAGTTAATCCTTCAACATCATTGCGTTTAGAATTTCTAACCCTCTCTATTTCTTGTTTAGCACCTTCTTCATCCGAATAACCTGTCTGTTCATAAAATCCACCATATTTTTTATATACTGGTATAAACACACCGTGACCTTGCGGATACTTAATTAAATCACAATCATTTGGTACATACAATTGATAAGCCTCGGCATTATAAAATATGTCTCTTGCTTGGTCAGAAGAAACTGAACCGCCTGTACCAATATACATTGTAAACCCAACTTTAATACCACCTACGTTAGCTGTACCTCTTGTGTTGTTAATACAATCTTTAAGACTTGGATTATTACTAAATTCACCAATCTCTTCAAAACACGTAAATGTAGCACGTCTACCAGCAGTAGCACCTTCTGTATTAAATATAATTCTTTCTAATACACAAAATCTACCTTTATCTTTTTTAATCTTACCTGTATCAACAGTTTCACCAGCAATGATTAATTTATCTGTATCAGTCTTTCTTTTCTGTTTAAGAAACAAATGCCTGTTTTCTAATTCATTTAAACTTGGAATTAGTTTTTGATTAAACGTAGGAGATATTAAATCCTTAGATGCTCCTGCAAATACAGCGTGACTTCTTTCAAAACAAATGTATTCTTTCAAACCTAATGCAATTGCTTTATACGTCTTCCCTTCGCCACGTGCTGTCATCAACATAAAATCCAAATTAGATTGTCTTGCTTCTTCTATCTGTTTAAATGTTCTATCATCAGCTTGTGTCCAAAGAGGATACTCAACCTCAAACTTGTTTGTTGGATTTCCTTTATAATCTAACATCATTCTTCTAATAGGAACAAAGTTAAGCATGAAATAATGGTCTCCTGTTATTCTGTATCCTTTATATTCGTATCCTAATATACATCTTGTAATTTGCTCTTTATACCAATCTACAAGTATAGGGTGATTCAAATTATCTTCATCAAATTTAGGTGGAGTTCTACCACTTAAAAATGTTTTATATTCTTCGTTTACTAATAACATTATCTATTCTTAGTTAAATCTGCAATCATTTTATCTAATACTCCTTCTTCGTGAGGTGTAGTTAATTTACCTCCTCTTGCTTTACCTTTTTCTTCAAGTTCCAATTCAATCATTTGCTCTAACTGTTTGGTTTCGTGAGCTAATTTAACTAAATCAGTTCTAGCCTTAGCAATCTTGGTAATATCATGTAACAATTCTCCTTTCTTATCAACAGCTTCTAAGTCTGCATTTTTACTATACTTATCTATATTAGCCATTGTAGTTATATTACCATCTCTAATCTCCATAGACATTGTATAATTCCAATACATATATTCTTTTTCACATTCTTTATACAAAGGACTCTGTAAATCATTATCAGTAAGTTTAACGTATTGTTTACTCTTTTCTATTCTTTCATCTATCTTCTTTTTAGCTCTTACTAAAAAAGAATCATTATCGTACACTAAATACAAATATTTACAATAACTCCAAAACTTATTCTTATCTTTTGTCTTATCCTGCTTCAATAGCTGTTCAAAACAATCTACTAATAAAATATCTTCTCTATTGAAATCTATTTTATTTTCCTTCTCATTAAACTTAAAAAACTTCATATTCACAAATATATTAACAAATATATACAAACAAAAAAAGAGAGGTGTTATCCTCTCTTTCTAAATTATTTAATAATAGCTGCTACTAAGTATTCTCTTAATAATACTATTGCAGTTGTTGTTGTTTCATTTTCAAACTCTTCAAAGATTTGACCTCCATCAAGAAAAGCAATTGTATCTCCTTCTTTAACAGCTTTACACTCTTGTCCTGCTGATACTACAATTCCTTTACCGTATAAGTTATCTTTCTTATTTACTGCTGAAAATGGTTTAATTAAACCTGCCTCTGTTACTTTCTGATTTTCTACTTTAACGATTACATTATCGTTAATTGCTTGAAATTTTGTCATAATTAAAACTCCTTGTGTTTAATGATTGAATTTATTGCAGTTTCTAATTCATCTGTTCTTAATACAGCCC